AACCTCAGTACATAATACATACGGATTATTTTTTACTTTATCAACAATAACGTCTGGAGACCTATATCTATCCATCAACTTTTTGACCATACTATTAGTTAAGTCATAGTCTTTAAGTTCTAGAAAAATCTTTGCCAGATTAATATTATCTTCAAATTTTTTAACCCAATCATTAGCCGTCTTCATTCCACAACCTTTGATTTTTACAATCTCTGGAAAGTCCTTGTTTTCTAAAGCGGTAAATGGGTCTTCTAATGCATCGTACATATTCTGAATTTGTTTAGGAGTAAATAAAGATGCCAGAAATCTTTTCTTACCCTCAGCAGTATCAAAAGATACTGCTGAGTAGATAGAAACAATATTATACTGGTCACCCCATTTAGGGTCTTTCACAAGTTCGGCTTTAATATGATACATATCCCCTTTATTAGGGGTAGGCATTTCGCCTTTAAAAACCACTCTGTCTTTATAAAGCCCCTCTTCCAGTTCACCAGACTGGATAGATTCAATTGAACAAATAATTATTCCAAAGTTATCTTTATAAAATCTAATCGTTTCAATTGTTGCTATACATTCTATCATACTTTTGCTCTCTCTATCTGTAATTCTAAGGTACCGTCTGTATTAACTTTCTTAATTAAGTTAACAGTATGTTTATAAATCGTGTCATTATAAATTCTAGGGAAGAAAGTATCTCCATTACGAATACCCGAAACAATTATCATCTGACCACGTTTAAGCCAACTTTCTTCAACTACATGCTTATCTCCTTTTTCATCAACTTGTGAAATACGTTTATTATAAAAAGCATAATGCCCCTTATTCATTTTAACATTCACAAGCCCATAAGGAGTCAATAATGAAACCATATGGTGATTATTATCAGCTTTGATAACCGTTCCTGCAATTCGGCTAATAGTAAACTTAGGAATCTTTTTTAATTCACCATTAATCCATCTAGTATAATATTCATAGGCAACAGGCTCTTCTGGTAAATCAAAAAAATTAACTATACCATAATAATCTTCATGAATGTCAGTTAATTCATGCTTCTTATCATAATAGGTTAATGCTTCCATCGACCAATGGTCTTCATTACCACTAGCGCAATCTTCCCACACATCCAAGAAGCAACTGAGATTATATCTGTTTAACGCATCTTTACTACTAAGCCATTCTCTAAAAGGCTTAATAGCAGATTCTGTTTCTTTATTAATCTTTTTTTCTGAAATAATATAGAAACCTTCTTTAACGTCTACAATACAATCATCGGAATAATAAGTACTAAAAATGGACTGAGATGTTTCATCTAAAATAAAGTACCTATCATGGTATCCCTTCTTCAAAGGTTTCTTTTCAGTATCAATATAGTTACAATAAAAACCCTCTTCATCTAGGATATACCGCTTTAGTAAAATCATTTTTACGCAATTATCAAATTCTTTAGGGATTAATTCTTTTTCACGAAGTTTGTCAAATTGCGCTAAACCAAGCGTTTTAATAGGTTTAAATTTATATTTTTTTAGATACCATTCCATAGTTGCAGTTTTACTTAGACTATGAAGATTTGTAAAGCATCCTGCCTTAATTAACTTAATCATTTGAGCGGGTTTAATAAAACCTGTATTCAATAATTTATTCGCAAAATCTTCGATAGATGTATACGGACGATTATCAATGATAGCTTTGGAAATATCTGTGTTAATTCCATTAATACCTTTAAGCCCAAAGATAATTCTATTATTATCTTCATCTGGTTCAAAACCAAAATCGGCCTCATTAATTAGTGGAATCTCTACGTTAACGCCTTGTTGTCTGACTATCGCTATAGCGATACCCATTTTTCCATAATCCGTTGCATCATTAGCGTCAGTATCTAGTGAACCAGAATTTACAATTAAGTTTGCAGTCTGCCAATAAATCGGATTCCATTTATAATTTAAGTTTAATTCTTGTAAAAGAATCATAGAATAAGCAAGCGTATGGGATTTGTTAAAGCCATAACCACGCTGAGTCTTAATTAATACATTCCAAACGTAATTAACTAAATTCTTACTCAGTCCTTTTTCAACTGCATTATCAAAAAATTGTTTTTCCAACTCATCAAATGCTTTAGGATTCTTCTTTGCAACAGCCTTACGCAAAGAATCTCCCCATGCTAGACTGAAACCACCAATTTTAGGATGCGCAGTTAACATAACTAGATATTCTTGTGCTTCACAAATACCATATGAAACGCCAATAATATTTTTTAGAATGGTCTGTTCTTCTTCTGTAAGCCCATAATCTGCCATTTCTTGATACCATTCATTAATATCTTCATGGAATCTAGCAAACTTGTTTAGTGGAGTTTCAGCCCCTTTTTCCTGTGCCATAAGGCGAATAACGGAGTTAATAGTAGCTAAATCATCTACTGAATGTGGCTTAACTAATGCTAACGCTTGACGGCCTGACTGTTCTTCCATTTGAAAAGCACTAATGACTTTATGCTCCCAAAGGAGTTTCCACATATCATCAGCATATCTTTCAAGATTATACACACCAATATATTTATTATAAGTGTCACGAAGACTGCCTTGCCATTCAATCTTATTTTTTTCTAACAGTAACTCTAAACATTCTTGAATTTTAGATACTGCATCAGTGGCTAAGAGGTCTATCTTAATGAGAGATAATTTTTCACATTCATGAAGGTCATATTGAGAAATAACATCTCCAGATTTGGTCCTCATTAAAGCACAAGCATCTGTCAAAGGTTTATCATAAATAATAACCCCACCTGCATGAGAGCCAATACCAGAACAAAGCCCTTCCAGTTTTTGAGCAGTTTCCCAAAGGTCTGGATGATTATTCATTTCATTAACAAATTCTTGAACAGGCTTATTATCTTCGTCACCATAATACATTGTCTTTAATGAACGAGGATTACCTCTATCAAATACTACTAAAGAAGCAATATATGAAGTTAGGTCATTATCTAATCCAATACCACGACCTGCTGTTAAGATAGCACTCCTACTCTTTTCAGTTGAATATGTAAGGACCTTACATACCTTATCTGGTCCATAAATCTCTTTAAAACGATTTATAATTTTATCTCTATAAATTGGATTAATATCTGTATCAATATCAAGGACGCTTGTTCGTTCTGGATTCAAGAATCTCCACGGAAACGTGGCTGTATTTTCTCTCAAAGGATTAATTTGTGTAATTCCCATTTGGTTGGCGATACAAAATCCAATAACGGAACCACGACCTACTGCCACAATACTTCCACAATCCCAAATTATATTTATATAATCGGTCATTTGGTCAAGATAGGCAGACCATCTTACCTTATTTTTTTCTGAAGACTGCTTAATATAAGATAAGCATTCATTAGTGGCATCATATCCTCTTTGAGTCTGATAAGCATCATCTCTTTCAATGCCTTTAAGCATCTCACGAACCATATGCCTATCAGATTCATACTCAGATTCAGCAAATTCACGAAGTAAAGGGATATGCTTACTATATTTTTCTACTAAGTCTTTATTAGGCTCTGTTCTGTCGAGAGGAAGAAAAGGAATTTCCAAATCTTTTTTCATAGAATAATATTCAAGCCTATCATAGATAAGCATAGTGTTATTGATACCTTCTTGTACTGCATCATAACCTAAATATTCGTCCATATAGGAATGAATTTCTTCTTCTGACATTACATAGGTAGTCTGATAAAAGTAATCTACCTCTCTATCATCTTCTTTATTAGCTGTGATATAAGCTTTGTGGATACTTCTATCCTCTTTTCGAAGATAATGAGCATCAGTCGAAATAATATATGGCAGATTATATTCTCTAGCTAGTTCGATTAGCTTCTGATTGCAGAAGACCTGTTCCTCACAAGGATTAGGCTGAAGTTCAATAAAAAAATTATCTCCTCCAAATATATCAACCATAAAATCAAGCCAGTCATGAATTCGTTGTTCTATTTCTTTAGAAGGATTATCTTTATATTCAAGAAGCTGTCTGTTTATTGAACTGCCTAAACAAGCTGTAGACCCAATGATATGCCCTTTATATGTGTCTAACATTTCTGCTAAATCATTATAGTATGTAGGAACTCTATTCCAATTAGAGTAAAAGCAATTTTGAGTCCAAGCTTTAGTACTGAGTTCTCTTAATCCTTTATGACCAAATGCATCTAAAGCAATTAGAATAAAATGGGGGAAGAAATTCTTCCCCACATTTTCTGCTGTAATAAAGTCTGGACAAAGATAAATCTCATTACCTAGTCCAATTTTAAAGCCTTTCCAGTCAATATCTCCTATTTTAGATTCTAAATAATCTAGAGCCTTAAAATGAGCAGATAAAGATTCATGGTCAGTGATACAGATGCCTTTATGACCAATTGAATGAGCATATTCAATTAAATCTGAGACTTTATTAATAGAATCCCGAAATTCATGATTACTTCCGACATCCGTATGATTGTGTATACCAATATAACTCATAAATCACCACCACATAGCAGGAAGAACAATTGCCCAAATAGCTTCAATCTCATGGACATATTTGTAATGTTCTTCATTCCATTCATCATATTCCTCAGAAAAACAGAAACGTAGTCTAGTAAGCATTTCATCTATTAGTTCAAGCTGAGTATATTCTTTATTCTTATATTCCAAACGATGATAAGTTAAATCAACAGTTTGACCGCCAATTTCTTTATACATCATCAGTCTTTCATAAAGCCATAAATAAAAGGTAAAATCTAAAGACCACGTTTCTCTATTATCAAAACCGTAAATTTGTCTTTCTTTTTCCCAATTAGCTTCTCTGTCATCTTCTTTGTTTTCAAGAAGACGGCAATAATTTGTTACGGTTTCACTATGCAATTCCTCTAAGTATTTTCTGCTCATTTAATTACCTCAAATGTTAATTATTAAAAGTTCAAGTTGCTCAATAACATTTTTAACTTCTTTTAAAATCTCTTCCGTAGACCATTGATGTCCAATCTGGGTATACTTTTTATTTTTATATCCAAATTGGATACCAATAAGAGCATCCATGCCATGAGCATAATCCCAACCTATCCACCTATATCCTTTTTCTTCTCGTTTATCATCGTCTGGAAGATTGAGATATTTTTCATTATAAGTAATTCCACCATGACAAAAAAGTTGCCCTGCAATATATTCAGACTTCTTTTCATCCGCAGGAATTTTTACATAAGCCGTAGGATGTGAACCACATTTAATAATATAATATTCAAATCCTCTATAATCATCATGGTCAAGAATTTCATATGAGCGTTCTTCATAAGACATTTCTTTCATGCGTCTACTCCTTTTCTATATTTTTAATTTTATCATACTTATATCTTTTTGTAAAGACCTTAGAAGAAGATTTTTCTTCTACCATTATTTAATTTATTCTTTAAATATTCTGATGCATTATATTCTTTATTCTTTTTAAAGGATTTATCTGCGGGTGTCCATAAAGAATAGTAATCACATTCATACTTATACTCTTTAGAATTAGGGTTGGTTTGAGAATAAGAACACCAATAACATAAGGGACAAGGTCTAGGAGTAAAAATATTGGTACGATTTGATTCATCTATTTTGTCTAAAGAATTTTCAAGCTTTTTTATAAAACGCTTTTCCCATCCTTTAGACAAAGCTTGCTGTCTTTTATCTAATAAAATAAAATCATATTCAAATTCAATAGGAAGCTTACCAAACATAGCCAACATGGCACATGCATAAATACTAAACTGCTGACTTGTTTTAACTTTTGAATCTTCGAAGACCTTTTTATTTGTTTTATAATCAATGACTTTATAATCGCCATTTCTTACATCAACTCTATCAATATATCCATGAATAATGCATCTATTATTCCAAACAAATTCAAAGGGCAATTCAAAATAAACAGGCTCCCATTCACTATCTCGCATTTCATTATGTAAGACCAACCTAAATAATTCTATCTTCTCTTCATAATTCCTTTCTGCGATATTATTAGGATTATGAGCATACCAATCTTCAAGATAAGATTTCTTTAACTCTTTAATACCCCTAAGATGCTCACTCTCGTCATGATAACCATCTTCCATTATCTCAAACAATTTAGTTTCATCAACTTTAATTCCATCATGAATCCATTTACCCTTTATTTCAAGTAACTTATGAAGTAGAGACCCTAACTCTAAGGCTAAAGAAGTATCAGTACTTTTCTTCTCTTCATTATATTTTAAGTTATAAGCAAAAGGGCAATTAAGATACTGCTCAATTTTACTATGTGAATAAACAGGTAATTCTTTATCTGTTTCTGGATTAACTGGCCTCACGTATTTACTTAATATATTCATCTAAGTCTTCTCCCATCATGATACCCCTTTTCATATCCTTCCATATATCCTTTTTGAAAACTGATACCTGCAAAAAACACCACCACTAACACCCCAATTATTATATTCATTTTTAATCTCCATAAAATATTTGTTCTATAAAATTTCCATTTTCATCAAATATATAATAGCAATCATAATTTGTAGTATTTGATAAATAAGCGTGAATTTTTATTTTTATTTTATTATTAGAATCGGTTTCAAAATGTGCTGAATAACTGACTCTATTCTTTTTAAATTTATTAAATAATTCCTGTAAATTATTCATTCATTCGTACATCCTTTTTAATATCTTCCATCGTCACCTCTATTTTTTCGTCATATAGTTCCAAGAAGGTATCTTTGCCACGGTCAAAGGGGGAATCTTTATATCCCAGTCTGTTTTTAGTATCTACAATAATGTAAGTCTTACAGTAAGGAACAAAAGGGGCTACTTTTTTAATCTGTCTAGTCCACCATGCTTCGGCCTCATAAGAATCACTATCTTCATAGTCTCTATCCGGGGCATAGATAAGTTCATTTACTTTTAAATCTTGAAGAATTATTTTCTGCTGAGTTAAGGTAATACTACTTCCACAGGTAGCAACAACATATGAATCATCCCCGAAGTATGTATAAGCTAATAGACAACTTTTTTCAGCTTCTGTTAATAAGACCTTTTTTTCTTCTCTTATTTTTTCTTGTGTAACCCATAGACCGTATAGCGTAGAACCAGTAGAGTATTTAATTTTCTCTCCATTGATAAACATAGTGTCATATTTTGCGACAGCTATATCTTCTGGATTAAGATTCCTGCAACGAATCCCAATAAGTCTTTCATTTGTATCTCTGACTGGAATTGTAATTTGATTTGTTAATCCGTACCAACCAATTTCATATCTTCCAAGTGCTTCTTTAGAAATACCCTCATTTAACCAGTCCTGTAAGGGGTCTGGGTCATAATAAAATAATTCTAAAAGATGCTCATTTAATTCTTTAAGGTTAGGGATTGCTTTACTATGTTTATTTTTTACAGCTTTAATTCGATTCATCCATGAAAAATCTGAACTGGTAGAAATATCTTTTACTTCCTCTGGAGTAGACTCAATAAGTTTACCAGTAACCTTCCCAAGGAAATATAAAGCTTTATACCAAGTAAGAGTTTTTCCTTGTAGTCTATTTGCTCTAATAATTAATTCAATGATTCCATAGGTATCTCCGCAAGTATAACATTTAAATCTACCATTTCCATTACCATCAGCATCGTGCGGATAATAAATCAGTTTATTAGGTGAATCTCCACCATGGCATAAACAAGTATTAAAGCATAAGCTCCCATTAGACCCCTTTTGATAATTACCATTCCCTAAAGCAGTGCATACTTTTATAACATCTTCATTGGTAAGTGAATTGATTATAGCTTTATAGTTCAAATACATATCATTTCATCACTCCTTACCAATCAAATTTTCTATTAGATTTAGGGACTTCTTCAGTTTCTTCCGCTTCATCCGTATCTTCAATAACAGGCTCATCTCTAACTTGAGATTCCAAAATAGAATGTTCTCTAATCTTTGCTTCAACGGATTCAATTTTAGTAAAATCAATATTAATTAATTCAAAATCATAATCTGTAACGAACAAAGCTTTTTCGGTCATGGTACCTAAATCTACTCTTGACCATATGATAATCCTAGTAAGTCTACCTCTTCTTACTTTATATATCCAATGTCCCATATTAGGTTCTGGAATGCCTACCATATTTCTCATTACTGCCTCAAGTTTCCTTAATTCAGCAGGAGAAGGTTTCATAGAAATAAGTCCCACATCAAGCTTATTACTCAATGCTTTCGCACCGCTCAATAAATTTTGGTCCTTATAAGTAGCATTACTAGCCTCACCATTAAGCTGAGAAGCCGTAAAAATAAAAACATTTAACTGCTGTGCAATGGTTTTTAGTTCTGTACTAAAAATAAGCAAAAGTTGATGTTCTTTTAACCCTGTTCTGGACTTATTTGATACCTCACTGATAAGCCTTAGTGATGACATAATATAATCAAAAAAGAAATATCGTACATTATATTCTCGATTATATTTTTTGATTATATTTTTAATATCTTCGATAGAAAAATCTGGAATATGGACTATATATAAGGGACTAGATTCAATATATTTAATTGCTTTTTTTACCCTATCTAACTCGTCTCCTACATATTCACCATATAAAATATGTTCTTCGTTGACTTTACTGACAGAAGCAAGAAAAATAGTTTGAATCTCGTCACAGGTCATTTCCGTAGTAATATATAATGTAGGTTCGCTTAGTCCTGTGTAAATAAATTCTTTTTTATTTGTATCATAAACATAAGGAATTGACATTCTACAAGCATCAGCGGCGGCTAATCTACTCTTACCTTGACCTTGAATGAGTGACCTCATATATAAACATCCTAGTCTAGCCCCTCTAGTGACTGTATTAAGGCCATCATTGTTTAAAGGAAGTCCAACATCTGGTATACGCATATATTCATCAATTAAATCTTCAAGACCAGAACT